ATACAAGGAATGTTAGGAACAAAACTTTTGGAAAAGATACAAGCAGAAATAATTGCAGGTACTTTAGCAGACCCATATTTAAACCTGCTAACCGAATACATTAAGCCAACTTTAATTCACGCAAGTATGCTAGAATACCTGCCTTTTGCGGCTATAACAATTGCGAACAAAGGCGTATATAAACACGGAGCAGAAAATAGCGAAACGGTAAGCAAAGACGAAATAGATTATTTGGTAGAACGTGAAAGAAAGACTTACGACCATTACAAAGAAAGGTTTATAGACTACATTTGTCAAAATTCTACTTTGTTTCCAGAATACAATTCCAATAGCGGAAGTGATATGTTCCCAAACACTTACAATAACTTTACAGGATGGGTTCTATGAAAAAATACAAACCAAAAGAAAAGAACGTTAAACGATTAGAAACATTTTTAAATAAGTATTATGGCAGACATACGGATAAGCCAACTAACGGCAAAAAGTAGCAACTTAGCAAGTACGGATGAATTAGCTATTGCAGAATTTGTTAGTGGTACAACTTACACAAGTAAAAAAATTACAGGTGCAGAAATAAAAAATAGCACTATTAATGCCATTACTGTAACTACTTATAATTTAGTTTTAACGGATGCACACAAAACGGTAACACTAACAAACGGAAGTGCAATAGATGCTAGAATACCTACTAACGCAGGAACGGCTTTTCCTATAGGAACACGGATAGAACTTTTACAAGGCGGTGCAGGTCAAGTAACGGTAACACCAACGGCAGGAGTAACGGTAAATTCAAGCGGTGGAAAAACGAAACTTGCAGCACAGTACGCACAAGGAACAATATTAAAAACTGCTACGGATACTTGGTATTTGTTTGGCGACATAACAACATAAAAAATGGCAGTAACTAACGGATGGGGACAAGCAGCAGTAGACAACACGATTGACTACGGACAAGGTGCAACCGACAATACAATAAGTTGGGGTAAATCACAAACAGTAAGCGCAGCAGGTGACACTAACATTACAGGAAGCGGTGGAACACCTTCTTTTACAAATACACTAAGTACTTTATTTGATGGTGTAGACGATAAAACAACAATAACGCAAGTAACAAGAAACGGAGTTTTTACTTTTAGTTTTTGGTTTAAGTTTACTGGTTCTTTTAATACAAATACAGAATCTTTTGTGTGGGGTTGTCACAACAACAATTCATCTTATTTGGGAATGTCTACGTCATCAATTGTAAGGCTAAAACTAAACGGTACTTTGTTTACTATTGTTGAAAGTGGTGGTAACAATATCCCACAGAACACTTGGGCGCAATTTACACTTGTTAGAAACGCATCCAATTCTGTGCAGTTATATTTGAACGGTGCAGCATTTGGCTCACCAATAGCAACAGGTAATCCTCTTACATTTAGTTCATTTGGTAGAATCATAAATAATAGTTTAGGTTTTAAAGGAAACATTGACGAATCGGCTTTATGGTTTAGCGATGAAACAAGTAATGTATCAACAATTTACAATAGCGGTTTGCCTTCGGATTTATCTGCATTAGCATCTGCACCTAGAAATTGGTGGAGGATGGGAGATGGTTCTACGTTTAGCACAATAAACGACAACATCGGAAGTTTACCTATGACAATGCTAAATATGAGTGCAAGTAATTTTGTTACAGACGTACCAACATAAAAAATAAAAAAAATGAGTACAAAACAAGCAGACGTATACGCAACAATTAACATTGCAGATTTACCATTAATAGATTTTTCACAGATAGGAGAAACTGACGAAAACACGATTAGAAAAAGTTTAGACTTATCGGAGTTTATAATTAAGTATAATGCTTTGCCTAGTTTTATAGTAGATGGATCCGTTGTGCCTTTACAGATAATGACACACGATGAAGCTTTAGTGCTTATGAATACTTCTGCTTGGTCTGAAGATATTGACGATTTAGAAAGTCAGAATCAAATAAATGACGATGTAAACAACAAAACAAACAACACTTAAAACAATGCATACAAATATCCTTGCGGTTCTTTATTTTCTTAGCGGTTATTCTGCTGCATTCTTTATGGTGGTAGCTACAGAATACCACGTAAAGGCTTTTGGTATATTTCTATTAATTTATCTAACTTACCAACTGGTGCAACAACTAGAAGAATGAAAACGCAGTTACTACTTCTGACAACTAAACTACAAACCTACGCAATTCAACTAATGGCTATTGTTTCTTCTTTCTTTTTGCCTATTAGTGGCATTTTAATTTTAATCGGTGTTTCTGTAATTCTTGACACCATTACAGGAGTATGGAAATCATATAAACTGAAAACCAAAGTAACAAGCAGAAAACTAAGTGCAGTTATTTCTAAGATTCTACTTTATGAAGTTACAGTAATGCTTTTCTATTTGATAGACTACTACATTTTAAACGATATAGTGTTAACATTTTTTAGCGTTTCCTTGTTGACCACTAAAATACTTGCATTAGTTTTAGTATCTATAGAGGTAATTTCTATAAATGAAAATGTAAAAAAAGTAAAAGGTTTGGATATTTGGACTGCGCTAAAAAACCTGTTTGCTAGAGCAAAAGAAGTAACCCAAGACTTCAAAGACATAAACAAAAATGAGTAGATACGAAATCTATTTGTTTTTCTTGCTTGCTTGTCTATGGGTTTTTAGTATTCATAAGATAACTAAACAATGAGAAAAATAGATAAAATCATAATCCATTGCAGCGCAACGCCACAAAACAGAGAAGTAAGCGTAAAAACTATTCGGAAATGGCATTTACAACGTGGTTTTAACGACATAGGTTACCATTATGTAATAGATTTACAAGGTGGTGTGCATATCGGAAGACCATTAAACAAACAAGGCGCACATACGGCACAAGCCAATAGAGGCAGTATTGGTATTTGTTATGTTGGAGGAATGGACAAGGATATGAAGAAATCTAAAGACACAAGAACACAGGAACAAAAGGATTCACTTATAAAGCTTATGCACGAATTAATCTACAAGTACAACAAAGATATGACGATTCACGGACACAACGAATTTGCAAACAAAGCCTGTCCAAGTTTTAACGTACAAGAAGAATATGCGAATTTATAGCCTTATCTTCGTTCTAACGCTATTTAGTTGTTCTGCTAAGTATCACTATAGGAAAGCATTAAAGAAAGGCTTAGAAGTGATTAAAACGCAAGACACGATTAGAATTACAACTTTAGATTCAATTCCGATAATTCACCACGACACAATTGTATACGAACATTTCTATTCTAGCAAAGACACCGTAATAATTTACGATAATATTTATGTTCCCAAGACAAGATTAGAAACACGAATAGAATACAAGATACACCGAGATACTATAAGACACGAAACAAGAGTAGAAGTACAGAAAGCAAAAGCAAGTAAACAACCTAATTACTTACTATGGATATTTCTTATTGTTCTGGTTTTAGCAGGTTCACAAATACTTAAAAAATTCCTATGAATAAAAGATATAGACTAACGGCAGACGAACAAGAAATACTTTTTAAGTACAGAGGTGTTAAAGCTGCATCCGAACAAGCAGGAGTAGATATTGAAAGCATCAAGCACGGATGGCTAAAAACCAAAGAAGCAAGTTTGTTTTTTAAGAATCCACTACATAAAGACGAAGAAGAAAACAAAATAGAAGAACTAAGTAAAAAGCTTATAGAAGACTTAAAGCAATTTGCGCCAGTTTATCCTACGTTAAAACGAACCAAAGAAACCAAAGAACATCTATTAGTAATTGATCCTGCGGACATTCACATAGGCAAACTAGCAGATAGTTTCGAAACAGGAGAAGACTACAATAACCAAATAGCCGTTAAACGGGTCAAAGAAGGCGTACAAGGTATTTTAAACAAAGCGCAAGGCTTTCCCATAGATAAAATTTTATTCATCGGTGGAAACGATATTTTACATATTGACACACCACACCGAACTACGACAGGAGGAACACCACAAGATACCGATGGAATGTGGTATAGCAACTTTCTAATAGCGAAGCAGCTTTATGTAGATATATTACTGCAACTTATTGCAATCGCACCTGTGCATTTCACTTTTAATCCTAGTAACCACGATATGATGTCGGGGTTTTTCTTGTCAGATGTCATAAAAACGTACTTTAGGAACAATAAAGAAATTACTTTTGATTGTTCAATGGCGCATCGTAAAGGCTTTAAGTATGGTAAGAATCTTATAGGCACAACACACGGAGATGGCGCAAAGAAACAAGATTTGCCTTTGCTTATGGCTACGGAATTTCCTAAATATTGGGCAGAAACTAAACATAGATACGTTTACACCCATCACGTACATCACAAAACAAGTCACGATATACATTCTGTAACCGTTGAAAGCTTACGTTCACCATCAGGAACGGATTCTTGGCATCATAAAAAAGGATTCCAACACGCACCAAAAGCCGTAGAAGGCTTTATACACCACCGTGAAAACGGACAAATAGCAAGACTTACGCATTTATTTTAAAGTTTTTTTGTTGATAATGTAACTTTTATTGTTGATAAGTAGTAAATAGTTGTATATTTGTGTATACAATTTAAATTAACACTTATGAACAGACAGGAAAAATTAGAATTACTTATTGAAATTGACGAAGCAGTACAATACTTTGAACATAAAATAGATATGTCAGAATGGTCGAATGAATTCGGCGCAGGATTAGAGTTTAAATCTATACGCAACAAAAACACGAATAACATACACACTTATAAAAAGTGCATAGACAGACTTAACGAAAGATTCACTACACAACTTAACACACTTAAATAAATAGATTATGACAAAGAGAATGAATGATATCAATACGTTTATGGGTACAAAAGATAACGAAACGTGTTTAGTAGGAACTGATGAAATGGGCGAAGACTTTCAAGTATGGTTTAATACAATTGAATTATTAGAATGGCTAGACATCAATTATATGAAATCACAGAGCAAGAAATATATTAATAACTTAAATAAATAGATATGGATAAGAAAGAATTTATACAAGACTTAATAGTTTTTATTGTAGGCATCACAGGATTAATTTTAATAGGAATTTTAACATCTATAATAGTATGAAACCAGAAATAGAAATATACGAGAACCAAGACGAAATAGTAGAATTTGGCGTAGGAGATACTTGTTTCCGTGTTTGCATAGAAACGGATAACTATTGGGTAGATCAACATGTAGGATTTAACGGATTTACGGATGAAATACAATACGAAGAACACAGAGAAACTTGTACGTTTGTAAAAAT